GAATGGGTTGGTGTCTACTACTTAAAAACATTTCCCATGTTCAGCAATGGAACATTGTTTGAGCATGGAATCGAGAAAGCATCACAAAACAGTTTGTTGATTTTCCGTGGAGGGTTACTTCACACTCCACCGAGATCACCGTTTTCTTTTGACAGGTATATAATGTCTATGAATTGGAACTTAAAACCTAAACCCTAGGAGGGATATGAAGCATAAATGGCTAGATCAGTTCATGTGCGAATATGAAATGCAAGACGGAAAAGAAATTTGTACAGAGGTTATTGAAAGAATAAAACTTTCGAGTCGTTGGAATCAATCTGTCACTACAGGTGGTTCAGATCGTTACATCCGAGACTCAGACCAAATCTGCTTTGAAGCATCAAGCCCAGCAGTTGAGCATGAACCTATTCTTGAGTTCTCACAAAATTGCTTGGCTCATTACTTAGAGAAAAATAAAGAAGCAAATAATTGTGCATCATTTGGGGCTAGAGAAGGTTACAACATCCTTCGATACAAAGGTGATGGCTCACAGGCTTACCATGCTGTTCATTCAGATAACGGTTTCCCAGAGCTAACGCATCGTCATTTGACCATTTGTTTGTATTTGAATGACATTGAAGAAGGAGGGGAGACTGAGTTCCCTCAACAAGAGTTACTAATAAAACCAGAAGCAGGAAAAGCAATCATGTTTCCAGCCGGATGGATGTACTCACACAGAACATTACCTCATAAAACAGGCACAGATCGTTACATCTTCAACCTCTTCTATGGATTCTTTGGAGATCCTCAGCCAATGAGGACATCATGAGTTTCACTCACTGGCAATTAAAAGAAGGCGAAAGTTTTCAGACTGCAAAGTCTGGACTCTCAAAGAGCGATCTTGATTTCATCACTCGTTACGCATTATGGCGAGAAGAAATTGAGAACTGGGAAAGCGATTCACAATCTCCCGGCATGTACGCAAGTTACAAAAACGAAGTAATGCAGTATGTCCACTATTTACTTCATCCAGTTATGGAGAAGGAAACAGGACTGACGCTTCTACCTACGTACACCTATTTTCGTGTTTACAGGAATGGAGCGATTCTTGACAAGCACACAGACAGACCAGCATGTGAAGTATCAGCAACAATGTTGATAGGTGCTAACTACTCTCCCATATGGCCTGTTATTGCTGAAGGAGAATCAGTAGTTCAAGAAGCAGGTGACCTACTCGTCTACAGAGGTTGTGATGTTGAACATTGGAGGGAGCCTTTTGTTACTGAAGAAGGGAATTACCACGTTCAAATCTTCGCTCATTACGTCGATGCAAATGGGCCTTACATTTCACATGCTGGAGACGCAGAGAACTCTACACAAAATCCGATAGGTATGTAATACTATTCTTTATGACTGAAAGCAATTATGGCTATTGATTATCGCCAATCTGGGATAGATTACAGGAACACTACCTATAACTATGATGGTGGTGAACAACCTGTTTTAACTGCTTCGCTTTCAAGTTCTGCTTCTGTATCAGCGGTCATAGTGGAGGAAGCGTCGATAGCTTCAGCTATATCTAGCACCGCTTCAATATCGACAACTATTACTACTACTGCGGCTTTAGCATCGGCTATTTCCTCTTCAGCTTCGATAACAGCCGTTATCGTAGAGGAAGCGTCTATCGCTTCAGCTATTTCGAGTTCTGCTTCTGTAAGCACAACTTTGAATATGAACAACTTCATTGCTTCTGCTTTAAGCGCGACAGCATCAGAAGTAACAGTTATCATAGAAGAGGCTTCTATAGCGTCTGCTCTCACAGCAACGGCGACTGTTTCAGCGGCGATTGTCAGAGATCAGCCTGTAGAGGCTTCTCTTTCAGCGGTGTTATCGACAGCTACTCTTATCATTGAGGAAGCTTTGATAGCGGCGGCTTGGACTTCGACAGCTAGTATGACTACTGTCATTCGGTTAAAATACCCTCAACCTGCTGTCACACTCTCGAAATCTTTACACCATAATGTTACTCTTGAAGTAACGTCTTAGGAGATTTAATGGCAACATACGATAACGGAGATCAGGTACGTGTAACTGGGAATTTCACAACTGCGGGAACATTAGCTGACCCTACAGGAGATGCGGCAGGTGTGACTATTACTTGGCGTAAACCTTCAGGTGGGACAGATGCTACGCCTTCAGCTACAAAAAGTTCAACAGGTGTATATTATGTTGACCTGACTTTAACTGAGGCAGGTGTGCATACAGTAAAATTCCAAGGGGATGAAGGAGTTATAGCGGCGAGTATTGTAGAGTTAGAAGTACAACCATCAGTATTCGATTAAATGGCTAACGCATCAAAAGACAAAGGCATCCTTAACAGGAAAGTATTCTTAGAATCATTAGAGAATAATGGTAAAGTCGGTGATGCTCTTATAGCTACTGGGGTGACACGATCCGCTTACGAGAAGTGGAGGCAAAGATTCCCAGACTTCGCCGCAAAAGCTGATGCTATACGACTCAACTTTCATAATGAGAAGCCTGATAAGGATATACCAGCATTTGAGCATTTTAGGGATGAATACTTTGGGCATATGTCCCCGTGGTTTCATCTACGCGCTATAGACGCATACGAAAACACACCTCCCGGAAACATTACACTTATCCTATGGCCACCTGAACACGGTAAAACAACACTTGCTGAGGATTATTTCTGTTACAAACTCGCAACTAACCCTGAGTTTCGTATCACAGTAGGTTCAGAGGGGCAGGATATGGCTAGGAAAATCCTTGGTCGTATCCGTACTCGTATGGAACCAACTGGTCCATTCCCGTTGTATGTAGCGAAATATGGTCCTTTTGTTCCACAGAATGCGTCTGGTAGAAAAACTGCACAAGCATGGGGAGCGGATTATTTCAACGTCTTCAAAAAGTCTGCACACGATGAGCGTGACTATTCGATGGTTTCTTTAGGGTGGAGATCGAAGATCGCTGGTACACGTACTGACCATCTGCACATTGATGATATCCAGTCTCGTGTGTCGTTGAACCTGACTGAACAGATGTTCGAGATTTTCCGACAGGATTGGTTGACCCGTCCGGGTGAGAATGGTCGAACGAGCATTAATGGTACTCGTGTGGGTGAGGATGATTTCTATCAGAGGATTATGACTGAGATAGATGAAGATATTCTTAGAGTGATCCGTTTCCCTGCCATAGTACAAAACGGTGACGACGAACCTGAACCTTTATGGCCGGAGATGTTTTCAATGGAAGCTCTCGACAGGATTAGACGCAAGGTTGGTGAAGAGGCATGGTCACGTAACTACATGCAGGAACCTTCTAGTTCTTTAGAAGCTACGTTTGATGATGAATCTATTAAGAAATGTTTGAATCCGTTACGTTCCACGTTGCATGATCCTCCTAAAGACTGCACTGTTTACATCGGTGTTGACCCTGCGTTGGGTGGAATGAATTGTGTTATGGCGGCTACACCGCATGAAGGTAAGTTGAAGATACTTTTCTTACGTGAGGATCAGGGATTAACTAGAAACGAGCAGATACTTCAGGTAGTGGAGGAAGCAGTTTTACGCTGTCAGAAGAACGGTGCGACTGTATCTGATGTGGTTATTGAAGCGATGGTGTTTCAGAAAGGGTTGTCTCGTGATGAACGTCTTATTGAGATGACTGAACGGTATGGGTTTAGAGTCAGGGAACATCTGACAGGTGTGAACAAATATGATGAAACTATTGGTATACCTTCTATGGCTTTGTCGTTCATGCGCGGGGAGATAGACATAGCTTACGCTGATGATCCTGTTACTAGGCATCAAGCTGATGAGCTTATAAGACAGCTTAAATCATGGCGACCTCTGGTAAGGGGTACGAAATTGAGGCAAGATAGGGTGATGGCGTTGTGGTTTATATGGATTCTTTGGAGACAAAGAAAACAAGCTTTTGACGTAGACTCTTCACAATTTAACTTTAAGGCACTACCTTATAATAAGACACGTTCTAAAATTGGAGCATATTAGTGGCGTATTCTTTTGAGGAAATAGTCGGAATAGTCCGACAGAGACAAGACATTCAATCACCTTTATTATCAAAGATGATTGATATTAAAGACAGGTATAACGGCGATTATGTTATACCGCTTCCTTCTATGGACGAAGAACCTGTTCTTCCACCATTAACTCCTGCTTTAATATCTGAGAACATTGATGCTGTAGCTCAAAGAGCCGCATCAGTAACCCCATATATAGGATGTCCTGCTGTTGACCCCAGCAAAGAACGTGGTAAAAGATCGAGACAATACGCTGATATTCGTAAACGTGCGCTTGCCGCTACGTGGTATCAGAACAAATACAAGTTAAAGATGCGTCGCGCTTACCGGCATCTCGCTGGTTACGCGACTACTGCTCTTGTAGTAAACCCCGATTTCAAAACAGGTATGCCTAAGATAGAGGTTCGTGACCCACTTGGCGTTTATCCTGAACCATCCGCGGCTGAGAATTATGATATTCCACGCAACTGTGCTTTTGTGTATGGCAAATCAGGTGATTGGTTAAGAGCTAATTATCCTGCTTCACGAGATGAGAATGGTGGACCAATAGCATCCGATAATAATGCACGGCAAGAACTATGGGATTGCTGTGAATGGATAGACGAGGAAGATATCGTCATCGGAATAATGGGACCTCGTTACAATCATTTCAACCAATCGTATCCTTATCATAGCACACAGTTGGAACTGTCAAGGTATAAGAATCTTGCAGGTATGCCTTGTGTGATAACTCCGGGTCGTGTCACCTTAGATAAAATTTCTTCTTCAGTATCGAACGTCGTTGGGATGGTCGATCTTATGGCAAAACTAATGGCACTTGAACTCATAGCCCAAGAGAAAGCAATCTTCCCAGATCGCTACATCATCGGACGTTCAGGGCAGGTACCGATGATAGTAGGAGGTGAATGGAAAGATGGTAGGGAAGGCGAAGTTAATGTTCTCCTCGACGCGGAACAGATCGGAGAGCTTAGAGGATCACCTGACCAGAATACGAACATCGCCATTGATAGGCTCGAACGTAACGCCCGCGTATCGACAGGTACGGTTCCCCAAATTGGGGGAGAGAGTTATGGCGCTCTTCGCACTGGTAGGGGCATTGACGCTCTTATGGGTGCCGCTCTTGATCCAAGGATACAAGAACTTCAAGAGATCATGGAAGGACATCTTCCCCATCTAAACGAATGCTTATTCGCCACGTACAAAGGGTATTGGGGTAACAAGACAATATCTACTTTCACTGGTTATGCAGGCGATTTTGGACAAGTTGAGTTCACACCTGATGAACATTTTGAAACATTCGACAACGTGGTGTCTCACTCAGTTCCGGGAGCGGATGTTCAAGGTACAACTATTCAGCTTGGACAGTTGTTGCAGATGAAAGGTATCAGCCTTTCGACATTCAGAACAAAGCATCCGTTTATTGAAGATCCTGAAGCTGAAGGCAGAAGGGTTGACGAGGAACAATTAGAGGAAGCTGTTATGGTTGCTATACAACAGCAAGCTGTTCAGGGTGCGTTGCCTGTAATTTATATATCTAAAATCGAGAAGTATCGTAAAAAAGGATTAGATATTTTTGAAGCTATAGAAAAAGCTGATGAGGAGATTAGAGAAATGCAAGCGGCGGAAGCCCCTCCTCCAGAAGCACAACAAGCTATATCTCCTGAAGAAGCGATGGGTCTTGCTGGTCCTCCTCAAGCTTTACCACCTGAAGCTATGGCACAAGGCGCACCTCAAGAGGTAGCTCCTCAACAAGCGATGGCTGAAATGCAAGCGGCGTTAGCGGCAGGTGGCTAATGGCTAGGACAGCACTTAAACCCGATAAAGCTGGTGGTGTGCAAGCTCCTGCGACTTCTCCTGATGTCCAATATGCTCAAGGAGAAGTAAACACACAAGCGCAAGATCCTAGTGCAGGTGGGATAGGTTTACCTGATAAGAGGGGTGTACCTGCTCAAACTTTGCAAGGTTCAGATGG